CCTGACGAGCGCGTCGGTGGGTGTTTCAGTCTCAAGTACATCAACTTATTCACCAAGGCGACAAACATGTGTTCCAGTATCCAGATTATGCAGGATGCCACGAATGAAAATATGCCCATCGTTTTCCGATATACAATTGCAAATCTAGGAGATTTGAAATTTTATTTAGCCCCAAAAATTGAATAATTAAGAAATAATCTGGTTTTGTATTTAATGGAAGCAAGGTACGATGAAAGGATACGGAACTGTAAATCTACCGACGAGCTGGCGGATTATTTACTTATGTGTATTCCCGTTATCCGGGAATACACCGGGGTTAGCTTACCGACCGTCTCCACGACCAAGACGGTTGCAAACCTACAGATTGCGTCACGCACGGGTGTGAATAGAAAGGACATCTACAAGAAATATTTAAAGGAGGTTGAGGACGAGAATGAGATCTTTGAGAAAAAGTGCGAGGTTGACTCCGATCCCTGTAAAAACTGCGGGAAGGTGTTCACCAAGGTGCTTGATGATCAACAAAGTGACATCATATGCATGGAATGTGGACACACCGAGTACTTTTTATCAGAGGAGCTCGGGTTCAAGGAGGAGCAAGAGATTGAGAAGAATGTCGTATATTCGTACAAACGTGAGAACCATTTTAATGAATGGATTTCACAGTTTCAGGCGAAGGAATCGACGAGCGTCCCCGAGGAGGTTATAGGTCAACTCAGAACGGAATTTAGGAAGATGAAGATTAAGAATTTAGATGAGATTACGCATGAAAAGGTGCGAGCCTTGTTGAAAAAGCTCGACAAGAACAAGTACTATGAACACGCGCCCTATATTGCAACCATACTCGGTGGTATCACTCCTCCAACGATGGACCAACCACTTGAAGACAAGCTCCGTCTCATGTTTCATAAGATTCAAGCACCGTTCGAGAAGCACAAGCCAGCCGCCCGCAAAAACTTTTTGAGTTATTCATATGTACTTTATAAAATGTGTGAATTGCTCGGGGAGGACATGTATCTCCCATGTTTCCCCCTGCTCAAGTCCAAGGAGAAACTGTATATCCAGGACCAGATATGGAGAAAAATATGCGATGAACTCTCTTGGCAGGCAATAAAAACTATATAGGGTCTTACTAATTTTAGATCAAAATTGAAAAATATCAGGGAGTCTTAATTTTAGATCAAAATTGAAAAATATCAGGGAGTCTTAATTTTAGATCAAAATTGATTCAATTTCGGGACCGACTGAGTGACCCATGGGGAAGTTGATGAGGTACCCTTTTTGGAGACCCAGGAGTCTCATGTAATTTTGAATTTGAATTCGAAATTGCTCAGTAAGGCGGGATACAGACTTGAGTTCTATGACGGTGTCGCCCACTATGAGGTCCGCCCTGACGTGACCCACGTTTTGACCCTCATAAGATACGGGAATTATCCTTTCCGTCTCGTATGAAATGCCGTGCTTTCTCAGCGCCACCTCAAAGGCTGAGTGGTATACACTCTCCGAGTACCCTGGACCGAGTGAAGACCATATGTCCTGGGCTACAGATTCCATGAATTTTAAACTAAAATTAGTTTTAAGCAAGTCTCCGTGCTACACTTCGAAGAAAATACCCACCGGGCATTCCTTGTGTTCCATATCTTAACCCCGCTTCATAGAGTGCATTTCCATGTCTGTTTGAGTATATTTTGGCGAGGTTCTGGAGTTTTCTTGCGACTTGGAGTTTAGTGCGAGAACCGAGTGCAGCTGCTCCTCCAGGTAAAGCACCGTAAGCTCTAAAAATCGCATTTGCCTTTGCATTCATGTTTGCGGAATTTCCGCGCAACTCACTATAATTTCTTATAGCGTTGGCTAATACTAAATATTCCTGTGACTGCCCGGTGAGTCTTATAATATTTTTAACCTTGTTTATAGCTTCAAGAAGTTTACGTTTAGAGTTTGCAGCAGCTGCTCTCCGCACAGGCGCGCGTCGCGCGGGCGTGGCTTGTCTACGATGAGCCGCATTTAAAGATGCTGCAAGAACTGCCATACGCTGAGCAGGTGCGCGTCTTCCCGGACTTCCAGCAATCGACACTGATCGAGTTCGACGTGGAGACGGCATCTTGTTATTATAAAATATTTAAAGTCAGTGCGCGACTGGTTTTTAAAGTGTCAGTCTCAGAGTTGCCGCGCCGTAATTGAGTAAACGAGCCGGAGTCGTACGTTCGAGACCGCGAACACGGAGTTCCTCTCGAACAATTCCAGCAACATTTTCAGTTGCAAAATATTTCAGGCTCGAAACGAGCCATGCAATCATAGTGATGATACCAGTCCTGACCATTTCTGCATTGGCAGCAGTTCGCCCGGTGAGACGCGCAAAACTTGAGTTATTGTACTTGTGAATTTTGTTTATAAAATTTGATGTACGTGCACCGCCGTTTCGATAACTCATGGTAAATGCCATAGTTCCAACTGCCATATTAGCTACATTTGGACGCAGCGTGCCTGTCTGAAACTTGCGGTAAAGAACTGCCGCTATAGATGACGCACCCGCCTCAATGACATTTTCGTGTCCTGCAAAGCAGGTCTGGACTATATTTTTGAATTTTAAAAAGGAATTGAGAATAGAGCGACGCACCTTGAGTGCATCCGCAGCAGACATTTCCATGGCGTAGTTATTAAGATACAACAGAACCACGAGCGTGATAATCAGAGCAACAATACGACGGACCTGTCCCTGACGGAGACGTGGGCGCCCATTGTTGTTCCGGTTAGGAGACCGGTACCGAACGAGACTTGCGCTTGGCATATATTATCTCACAACACTTTTATATAGAATTTTTGGAGCCTTTCGAACGACCGACCATTTCAGGGCATTATAGTGGCTGGGCGCATATGCACGCATTTTGTTGAGCGCGCCAAGAGCAATCTGTTTCGTATGAGGTGAGAAATTACCCGGTGAAAAGTAATAGTTCACCATTGCATTGACCAGGTTATTTGCGTGTCTGTTTCTGGTGGCGTTTGTCGCGAGGCTGAAATTTATCGCGGTTCTTCCAAGCGCCTGTGCGTGGCGATTATTTGCGAGACCGCTGATTCTGATGGCTGCAGGTAAGAGAGTTTTAGCCATCTGAACCGTCGCTTTTCCTGCAACCGCCCGAGCTGTACGGGAATTTGCGGCAAGTGAAAACGGACCTCCGACCAGACGAGACGGTGGACGACTTGCCATTTCTATTTACGACCAAAATTCTTGGAGTACTTGGCATGGATCCACTTGGCATCAGCCTTGTAGATGCGCGATGCGCGGGGGGCGGTGCGTTTGGTCAGGGTGCTGATGGCAACAAGACGCTTGATAACTGCGTGGGGATCCTCCTTACCTTTGGTCACGGCACGTACCAGCGATTTGTGGCGATTGGTCATTGCCTCAACTGGGTGGTACCCGTACCGGGTAAGCATACCCTTCTTGAGCTTGCCGATAACCTTGGGACCCTTTCCAGCAGCACCCACATCTGGTATGGGAACTGGACGCACACGGGTCACGCCTGCGCTGCGCACATAGGAAAAGGTTTTGCCCTTCCTATGGACTGTGATTCGTTTGGCACTACGACGCATCATGTACCCTGCCCGAAGAATAGAACTCATTTATATTTACTTGGAAAAATTTTGAGATAACCCAAACATAAACATTTTGAGCTTATTCTCATTTGACGCATTAAAATCATATATGTCATCATCTGGAATATCTATGTCATGGGTCGGGATTGAGTATACGTGCCGCATTTTCATATTAGAAAACAAAATACTGAGTGCGTAACTCTTGAGATCCTTGATCTCTGAGAGCCGTCCCCACGCTATCCTAAGAGCTAATGTGTCTCCCCGCCCTACGAATGGTCCGGCGGGGATAGCCTCGGCTGTCGCGCCATCCACATAATTATAACCGTCCGCGAGTTTTACGGGGGCGAATAGGAATGGAACCGCGACAGTGGCTGAAATAGCGTCTAGTACACTCATATTAGGTGAAGAATCTATATTAAAGTAAATGGTCTTCATGAAATCCACGCAATACGCCGAGATGTGAAGTTTTATAGGATTCAACTCGTAAAGTTCCTTGAATGTGATGTCATCCTTTCCTATAAATTTTTTACACATTTCTGCAATAATTTTTCTAACTTTTTTAGATGAAACAAGACCATAGTTGTTCAATAGACTTTTAATATTTGGTTTCATTATGTCTCCGACTGGAACCGTCAGAGAATAGTCAAGAATACCTGGAATATTTCCTTGCGAGAGTACGTAAGTAAAGGCTACCATACCCCCTGCACTTGATCCTGAAATTTCCTCGAGATCCGCAAGTTGACCCTCTTGTTTTAATTTCGTTAAAACACCGAGGTACATAAAGTAGCCCATGGCTCCGGGTCCTACCACAAGGTGTTTGACCATCTTCTATTTTAATACAAAATTAGTTTCTTAATAATACTCGGGAAACTGTCCGCGCAGGAATGCATAAAACAGGGAAAAAATGAGGGTGTGAACGCCGACCGCGGCAGGTCCTGATGAGGGGAGACTGAAAATAACACCTGGAGTCAATGCCACAAACAGCACGCCGGGGACGATGATATCAGCGGTGGTCACGTTAAATTTAAACACAAACTTGACAATAAGATATGTAAAGATACAGACTAAAAGGGCGTGCATGCACACCTGAACCAAAAGACCTGAACCGGGTGGGAATCCCAACAAGAGTCCAGGGCTTAAGATTGCAAACAAAAGTGCTGGTGTCAGCACCTTTGGAGATGTAATATCAATCATTTATTATACATTCACATTAATATCGAACCACTTGTAGAAATTTTCAGGATCGACTCGTTCTTTTACAATCAGGATCCGCTTGATTGCTGTCCACGCCCGAATTGCGTGATCAGATGGGTCGGTCGAATAGTGCAGTTCAGGACGAAGTAAAAGTTCAACAAACTTTGTATAGTTGCAACTATTTTTCATCATCAAATAGTTGTCATTGAGGTATTCGTTGAATATGGTCCAACCGTCGTGAATCTCTTCAGAATACAGAGCTTCCCAATCTTCGGGATCGAGGTCGTTGGCAAACTCGTCTGAATCATCCGAGTCTTCCCATGCATGTTCGAAAGTGTAAGCGTCACGCGAGTACTCGTCGTTGACACCCATTTCGTCTTATTGTAGTTACGTCCCGTCTCTCTAAGACAGGAGTTTATTGATGCCAGATACGTTTACACCTGCAACCTCCTTGACGTCAACTGCGTCCTGGATGGCGTTGAAAGCTCCCTCGACCTGAGCCTCGTTCCCGCCAAAAAAGGTGGTGAGACCCTTCTTGATAACGTCTTTTGTGATACTACCCTTGACCGTTTTAAGCTTGAAATTAACCTTA